TCGTTTGTCATTTTTATCTCCATTGAAAACCAGGACAGTGTCTTGCTTTTCTTGATTTCAATCGGACAGGATTGTCCTATTGATACTACGTATTGTACTCTCTTTTGGTGGGTCTGTCAACACCCTGAAGCAGGACAGTGTCCTGTTTTTCATTCACAAATTTATTAATTTGTCAAGCCTGGTATCTAAATGCGAATGAAACAGATTTACGTTTGTTTATTATTCTCAACTGCAAATGATAATGATTATTGTTTACATATACAAGGACAAACGAGAATGATAATGATTTACAAATGAGAATGATTATCAAGTGATACCCAGTATCAAATGAGAATGACTATCAAATGCGAGTGATTATCAAATAAGAATGAGTACCACCTGCGACCCGTTCTCACCTGGGAATGACTCCTATATGCGAATGATTCTCATTATCACCGAGGCACCCCACCTCTTTTTCAAAGTTGTCCACACACTGAACCCACCTAGACCTAAAATTCTACATTTTTCATTGTATATTATAATAACCTAATATGCGGGCCAAGTAAATAATCAGTTATTTAATAGGCAGCTCAGAAATATTTCTGGTATAATTTGTTATGTAGTTAATACATACTTAGTCTCAACTAATTAACACTAGAGACAACATTCTGTCATTCATTAATAATCATAAATGATTGATATCATTTCAGATTAAGAATCAACGAATGTTCACTGTTGTTATCTAGGTACACTAGGTCTGTCTAAGTTTGTATATATACACTTTAATAATACCATTAGGAATACCTTATGGTATAATTGGTACCTATAAATATATTTTTTATAAGAATTTCATATGAGTATTAAATCTACAGGTAAGAATATCAGTACCCTCAAGAGTAAGGACGAGGAGAAACAATTAATTAAAGAATTGAAAGAGGATGCCAAGTACAAGGCAGCTGCCCTTACAGGTAAGAAACCTTCTGATATTGTTGTTGAGGTAAAGAAGACTAGAGGTGAAGGTTATGGTAAGATATCCAGAGGAGCTGGAGGTAAGGCTGCCAGAAGACCTAAGGGTAAGGTGTACAAACCTACAGATGATGATTATGATAAGGTAGAGGAAATGGTAATCATTGGCTTAGACCAGCATACTATTGCTAAGATTATGGGTGTGTCTAATGCTACACTATTGAAATATTATAGGCATACATTAGAGACAGCTAGAGATAAGCGTACTGCTAATGTAGCTGGTGTTGCTTATAAGATGGCTATGAGTGGTGAGTCTGCCAGTATGACTACCTTCTGGTTAAAGACACAAGGTGGCTGGACCCCGAAACAACATATTATTACTGAGGACCGTAACTTTGATATTAGCTGGTCAGCAGATGAAGAAGATATTGCTGATGCTAATAACAGAATAGAGAATCAGACGGAACACTGAGAGGATGCAGGTACAGGAGAAGCGTAAAGGGGTTGTGATACCCTATACACCTAGAACATTACAAGCTAAGCTACATAATGAGTTAGGTAGATTTAATGTGGTAGTATGTCACAGAAGATTTGGTAAGACTGTATTTGCTATTAATCAAATGATTAAGTCAGCTATACAAGACTTACAGACAGGTAAGAAAGCACCTAGGTATGCATACTTAGCCCCGCTGTTTAAGCAGGCTAAGACTGTAGCTTGGGACGAATTAAAGAGATTACTGAGGGAGTTTCCTGATGTTAAGTTTAATGAAGCTGAGCTAAGGGCTGACTTTATGGGGGCTAGGATACAACTATATGGAGCTGATAATCCTGATACACTACGTGGTATCTATCTTGATGGTGTCATCTTAGATGAGTATGCACAGATGAATCCTAAGATGTACTCTGAGGTTATTCGTCCTGCACTATCAGATAGAAAGGGTTGGGGTATTTTTATTGGTACCCCTAAAGGTAAGAATGAATTTTATGATATTTATCATTCAGCCAAAGAAAAGAAGGGCTGGAAGAGATTCTTATTCAAAGCCAGTGATACTGGTATTCTGGATGATGAAGAGCTAGAGATGGCCCAGCAGGATATGGCTGAGACAGAGTATGCTCAAGAGTATGAGTGTAGTTGGTCAGCGGCTCTAAGAGGTGCTTATTATGCCAGGGAGTTGGAACTTGCCTATGATGAGGAGCGTATTGGTAAGGTACCATATGACCCCTCTAAGCAGGTAGTAACAGCCTGGGACTTAGGTGTATCTGACAGTACCTCCATATGGTTTGCTCAGTATGATGGTAAGGCTATTAATTTGATAGATTACTATGAGAACTCTGGTGAGGGACTGCCTCATTATATTGATGTCTTAAATCAGAAGGGCTATAATTATGGTGCACATATAGCACCACACGATATTGTAGTCAGAGAATTCAGTACAGGCAAGAGTCGTAAAGATTTAGCTTTCTCTTTAGGTATTGACTTTCAAGTTGCACCTAAGTTAAAGGTAATGGATGGTATTGATACTGTACGTACTACATTAAACAAGTGTTGGTTTGATGAGGATAAATGTAAAAAGGGTTTAGATGCCCTTTTGCAGTACCGTAGCTCTTATGATGATAAGAAGAAGATATGGAGTCAGAAGCCAGTACACGACTGGACTTCACACGCCAGTGATAGCTTCAGATACTTATGTAATACAGAGGTAGTGTTCACAGGTAACGACAGTATATGGGGAAAGGAATTACCAAAGCAAGATTTTAGTTGGGTAATATAACGAACGGGAGTGAGTAGGGATGAATCCAAAGTGGCTAGAGAATAAAATTATTGAGATGTCTGAGGACATTAAAGAATTAAAAGAATTACTGAAGGTTGCAGCACAGACTGTACCTAAAACAAAAGGTAAATAATTTATGAGTAAGAGGATGACTAAGAGAGAACTAGCAGCATACGTAGAGCAAGAGATTCAAGGGTCTCTTGGCTACGGTGATGGTAAGTTAACACAACAGCGTACCGATGCTATGGACCGTTACTACGGTAAGAAGTATGGTAATGAGCAAGAGGGTCGTTCTCAGATTGTAACACGTGATGTTGCTGATGTAATTGAATGGATTATGCCAAGCTTGATGAAGATATTCACAGGCGGGGATAAGGTAGTACAGTTTGAACCACAAGGTCCTGAGGATGTAGAGGCTGCTAAGCAAGCTACTGACTATACGAACCACGTTATAATGAAACAGAACCCAGGGTTCAATATTATCTACAGTTGGTTTAAGGATGCTCTATTACAAAAGAATGGTATTGTCAAACATTATTGGGATGATACCACAGAGATTACTAGAGAGGAATATAAGAACCTCACTGAGGAAGAATTCACATCTCTATTGATGGATGATACTGTAGAGGTAGTTGAGCATACAGCCAACGGAGAACTATCAGAAGAAGATATGATGGTAGGGATGCAGCAGCAACCTCTACTGCACGATGTAGTAATCAAAAGAACAAACGAGAGTGGTCAGGTAAGAATTGAACCTGTACCACCAGAAGAATTTTTAATTAATAAATATGCTAAAAGTGTTGAAGATGCACGCTTTGTTGGTCATAGAGTTAAGAGAACTAAGAGTGATTTAATTGCTCAAGGCTATCCTAAGGCTAAGATTGAGAGAGCATTCTCTGCAGAAGAAGCTGAATATAAGTCTGAACGTCTAGCACGCTTTGACTTTGATGGTGACTCTACTTATGGTGGTGATGTGGATGAGGGTATTTGGGTAACTGAATGCTATATACACGTAGACTTTGATAATGATGGTATTGACGAATTAAGAAAAGTAACGAAGGTTGGAGATGAGATTTTAGATAATGAGGCAGTGGACAGTGTTCCCTTCTCCTCCCTTACACCTGTACCAATGCCTCATAAGTTCTACGGTCTGAGTATTTATGACTTAATCTCTGACCTTCAACTAATTAAGACTACCTTAATGCGTAACTTGTTGGACAATATGTACCTAACAAATAATGGGCGTTATGAAGTAGTCGAGGGTCAAGTTAATTTAGATGACCTAATGACAAGCAGACCTGGTGGTATTGTACGAGTACGTACTCCAGGTGCTGTAAGTCCACTGGCTACGCCACAGTTAGACCAGAACTCTTTCAATATGCTGGGCTATCTTGATAGTATCAGAGAAGAAAGAACTGGTGTTAACAAGAACAGTATGGGTATTGGAGATGGTGGCTTAAAGTCACACCAAACCGCTACTGGCGTAGCTCAAGTTATGACAGCTGCTCAACAGAAGATTGAACTTATTGCACGTGTATTCGCAGAGACAGGAATGAAGGACCTCGCCACTAGTGTGTACCAATTAGTGCAGAAGTATGAATCTCCTGAGAAGATTGTCAGACTAAATAATAAGTGGGTTACTCTATACCCTGCTGATTGGAAAGAGAAACTAGACTGTACTGCACAGGTAGGTCTAGGCTTCGGCAACAAGGATATGAACCTGCTTCATTTGGGCCAACTATCACAGACTATTCAAATGGTTGCTGGTCATCCTGCTGCTGGTATGATGATTAAGCCTAAGAATGTATATAATCTTATTGCAGAACAAATCAGAGCTATGGGTATGAAGAATGTAGATGACTTCATCACAGACCCTGGTGAGGGTGATTTACCTCAGCAAGGTCCTGGTCCAGAAGAACAAGCTAAGCAAGCAGAGATGCAACTTAAGGCTGAAGAACTAAAGCTGAAGTTACAGAAGATGCAAACAGAATCAGCTCTTAAACAGAAAGAGATGGAACTGGAGGCACAGCTAGCTCAACAAGAGTTGGCACTTAAGGCAGAAGAAGCTCAAGTGAATATGCAAATCAAAGCACAGGAACTAGAGATTAAGAAGGCAGACCTAGCTCTTAAACAACAAGAGTTAATCTTAGAGAGGGAACAAGGAAGACCAGTTGCTATTGGTCCAACATAAGGAGTATAATGGGAAACAAGGGAAAGGAGAAACAGAGAGGTCAGGATGCTGAGAGATTAGTTAATGACCCCTTATACAAGGAGGCTTTTGTCACAACGAAAGAGCTGTTGATTGAGATGCTTTTACAGACTGCAATTAGCGAAGAAACGGAGAGAGATAGAATTTACATTACCATCAAGAGTTTAGAGTTGATTGACCAACATATCAAGTCTGTACTCGAGACAGGTAAGCTGGCTGAAGGACAGCACAGTGAGTTCTACGAAGATACAAACAACTATTAAAAATAAGGGAGAAACCAAATGGATTCAGAAACGAACAACCAAATGGAAGTAGCGTTCGAAAGAGCACAAGAAGGTTCTGCTGAAGAAGCAGCAAACAATATCCTAGGATTGTGGGAATCATCTAATGACCAACCTACAGACGAGGTAACAGATACTACTGCAGAAGACGAGGCAGTAGTTGATGAAGGTGATACGCAAGTTGAACCAGGGGAAGATGAAGTCGAAGGTGAGACTGACTCTGCGGAAGCAGAAGAATCAGACGAGCCAGTAGAGATAGATGAAGAAGGCGGAGAGGAACTAGAGGAAGAAGACACTGAGGCTACTGAAGACCCAAGCTACTTGATTAAGGTAGATGGTGAAGAGTACGAAGTTAACCTAGAGGAACTTAAAGCTGGATATCAAAGACAATCTGACTATACTCGTAAGTCTCAAGCACTGGCAGAAGGACGTAAAGAGAATGAAGCAATTCAATCTGAACGTATTAAACTAGAGCAAGAGAGACAAATGTACGCTAACGGTTTGCAAATGTTAAAAGAACAACAGCAATCCAAACTTCAAGAGTTTAAGAGTGTGGACTGGGAAACCTTAAAAGAGGAAGACCCATATGCATATATGCTTAAGAAGGACGAGTACCGAGATGCACAGGACAAAGCAAGGAATGCCGTACAACAACAACGGATTGTACAGCAACAACAATCACAACAAGAGTCACAGGCTAGAGCAGCATTTGTTCAAGGTCAATACTCCCAACTGATTGAGGCTTTACCTGAGTGGAATGATGATAAGTCTACCGTTAAGGAAGACATTAGAAAATTTGCCTTATCAGCAGGATACGCACCAGAAGAGGTTGACCAACTAGCAGACCACCGTAGTGTTCTTATTCTTAAGAAAGCTATGGAGTTTGATAAGTTAACCAAGAAGGTAGCCCCTAAGAAGAAGGCAATTAAGAAAGTTCCAAAGGTACAGAAGTCTGGTAGAGGTAAGGTTAAGTCTGAATCTGCTAATGATTTGTCAAACAAGAAGCGTACTAGGTTAAGGAAGTCAGGCACTCAAGAAGATGCCGCTTCCATATTTTATGATATGTTATGACAAGGGTTATAACTACAATATAAGGAAATACTATGGCTACTAATTTTAGTACATATGACGCACAAGCAATCCGTGAGGATTTATCAGATGTAATTTATGACATCTCACCAACAGATACTCCATTCCTATCGGGTATCGCTAAGAAAGGTTCTGCAGCAAACACTTACTTTGAGTGGCAGACTGATGCTCTAACAGCAGCTTCTGGCTCTAACAAGCACGTGGAAGGAGCAGCAGTAGGTGCAGCATCAACTTCAGCTACTACACGTTTAGGTAACTACACACAAATCGCTAAGAAGGTTGTTGAAGTTACTGGTACGCAAGACAAGGTTAACAACGCAGGTAAGAAGTCTGAGATGGCATACCAGTTAGCTAAGGCTAGTAAGGAAATCAAACGTGATATGGAAACGTCTCTGTTGGCTGATAACGCAGCTGCAGCAGGTTCTGCTTCTGTGGCACGTACTACTCGTGGTGCTGCTAACTTTATCACTACTAACGTAACAGATGCAGGTACTTCAGGTACTCACGCTGCTATGGTAGAAGCTGACGTTACTGCAGTTGCAGAAGACATCTGGACAGCAGGTGGTGAAGCATCAACTATCCTATTAGGTGCAACTAATAGAAAGTTAAT